AGGATTTTATTTAGTCTACCTCCCGTTACCGGCACGCATCTGGGTACGCTCGGGGAAGTGGAAACGATCGTTGTCAATGTCACATGAGGCACCACCCTGGTCCTTGCACATCGGGGAAAATGGCTTGCCGAAAGATGCCTGTGCAAACCCAGCCTGGTCGTTGGGAATCGTCGTCACTGGCATGGTGTAAAAGTTGCGCTCGGCATCACGCTTGCGCTCAAATGGATGAATCTTGCTCCACTCATTCTGAACCTCAGTGCGCACGCTCGGATACCACGCGGCAGACGGGCGGTCGGGCTGATCAACGTAATCAGTCATCAGAACATTCCCCATGGGATTGTCGAGCGAAGGCATAGTCACACTGTCACGAATTGGGCCAGCAACACGACCGTTCCCGAGTGTCGCACGAATCTTACCGTCAGTCATCATGTTTGACGTGTACAGGTAATACAGAATTGCGAGGACAAGACCGGCGAGGGCGAAAACGCGATTGTCACGATTAATAAGATATACAATCACACTTGCGTAGAGGACAAAGCGGACTGTAGAGGCTGTTCTCTCCTTTGCCGACTGTGTCCCCGTGGGCCAGAAGTTGAGCAACTGGTCCGTGCGGAAAATCTCACTGGGATCCATATTACTATGTACTGGGAAAAAAACACTTCAGTCAAGTTCGGGCATTGAAGAGTTGCCCATATTCTTCATCACGTCAGCCATCATCTTCTGCATGCTCGACATGAGCTTCGCCTCGGTCATCTCACCCCCGTCAGCAGTCTCCTTTGCAAACTTCTCCGCCGTCGCCTCAACCATCGCGAGCATATGAGGTGGGAGCATGGCAATCGACGTGCCAATCATGTGCAGGTTCTGGATGTGACCCCAAATCGCCAGACGGCTTTGCTGAGACAATTGCTTGCCCTTCCAAACATCACAGACACCAATCTCCTGCATAAACTTGTTCTTCTCAGAGAAGAATGCCGAGTTTTTCTCTGAAAGATACTGGACCCGCGGACCCGTGTACTTCATGAAGCGATCCATCGTCTCACGCGTCCTGGGCTTTTCACTCGCCTCCTTGATCACCTTGTTGTCTGGAAACTCCGAGAGAAGGTCATCAAAAAAGCTGCCGAGCATGTTGTTAAATGCAGTGGCGGACATTAGATTTTATATGTTTTTTGTCTTTAAGTCCGTAGGAACTCTAGTAAGGATCCTTGGACACTGCATCACCCTGTCCAACTCCCTGAGACACGATGAAATAGACGAGCAGACCAACCAAAAAGGCGGGCTTCATCATGTCCGAATTCTTGAGCTTCCCCTCACCATTCATGCGATTCTTGCCGTACACGTAAGCGGCTGTGACCCCGCCTGCAATGGCTGCTGCACTGAGAGGTTCACGGAAGTACTTGTCCATTATTACTCTGTTTATAGTTAATTTTCTCTACTTTTCCCTGGGCAGTAGCAGCGAGCCTGGAATTATTTCTCCCTCGCGTCATCAAACAGTGACTCTCCCTGTTCATTCAGCTTTGTCACGGTCGGTGGATTGAGTGATGGGGTGACGGCGAACGTCTGGGATCCTCCTGGGCTCTCCGCGACTGGGTTTGTAGAGGTTCCTGACGAGTCATTTGCAATATCCTCGAGGTTCCCAGAGTCTTGGGGTGGCTCGGAATTGTCTGGCTCCTCGATTGGCTCTGCGGCGGGTTCCTCCTCGCCTTCCGCCTCTTCTTCAGCCTCGTCGAAATCAGCCGACTCATTCTTGAGGTCACCCACGATGGCATCCCATGGGATGAGTTCCTCAATTACATTTTGAATTTTACATGTAAATCTGGAAGTGAGTTCACTCTTACGTTCCTCGTCAGTCTTGGCGGGGTCGGTGATGATGGTTGGACGGTAGTAGAGATCCTCGCCACACGCCTCGTAACAACGCTGAACAAACACGTCATGAGAAGGAAGCTTCAGACCCACCTTCTTGGGCTTTTTGTCCATCCGGATGCCATTCATCAGAATCTTGACGTGGCAAATAAAGACGGCGGCTAGAAAGTTCTGGAAGAGTGGGTGTGAATTCTTAATCTTGTCGGCGTGTTTGAGGCTGATTGAGCTATTCCACACCTTGATACCTTTGAGAAGCTCCTGGAACACGAGGGTCATGTTCTTCCCCTTGGACTCCTTCTTCGCCTCGAGCCAAATTTCCCAATAGGTTTCAATCATCGACGGAATCATGGAATCACAAAGTTTCTTGGTGAAGCGGCGCTCCGATCCCTCGAGAACATCCATTACTACTAGTTAGATTTTTCAATTCGATCAATTTCGCGGAAAGATATACTGACAAGTCGAGAGCCTCCTCCAGAGCTTCTTGGAGCCAATCATAGCCCGCATTCTGGAGAAGACCGTGACCGTACTCCTTACGACCCTTGTCCATTCGCGTCTTGATGAGCTGGATAATCTCATCGTTGCAGTCGAGACGAACCGCAGGTTCACTCATTTCTTATAACGGTCCGCCGTCTTTTTAAGGTTCATCAAACTGGGAAACTCAAATTCAGGTTCGATCGTCTCCGCCTCTTCGGCTGGTTTCACCTTGTCCCATGAAACCTCGTAGCTCGTAGGTGTCACCATTGTCACCTTGTAGCCTAGGCGCCCGAGCTGACGCCCAATGTACCGCACGGCAGTCGGTAAATCATATCTAGGGAACCCGACGACAAACGGTGGGACGGTCAAAACCGTCGACTTGTCGCCGAGATCAAATCGAGCCTTAATTTTCCGCGAAAATTGCCCGAGGATACTCTTGTAAATTTCCTTTTTGATATCCTGCCGAACCTTCTCCATCTTGGCTAGGTCCTGAACGGATAGCATCTAATTTTACATTGAATTAAAAACTGACGCACCAGACGCAACCATGTTGCCGGACCGGGCGGGGGAGGGCCCTGGGACGGTCGAGCCAGATCCTGGGGTGAATGAATTAGTAGATGTGGTTGCCATAAACTTGGCCATTGCCGCGTTGTTCTGGATGTTCTGATTGTACTTGGACGTCATGCTCTCAGTCGTCAGCATCGTGTCACGCGCCTTCTGATCCTTCTCGTAATTCTGGCGGGAATTTGTAAGCTCAGACTGCAGCCGTGCACTCAGGTTCTTTGTAATGTCAGAGTAATCGCCGTACGTGTCTGGCTTGTACGGAGTAAACCCTGAATCGTACTTTTCAACCTGTGCAGATGTGCTCATACTCGTGACGACGACTGATCCCTCAGACGACACCTTCGCCTGAACATCGTACTGAGTACCGAAATAGCCCTGTGTGTTCAGGAACATGAACCGAGCCGAGTAGGTGTCATTCCCAACCTTGTTGATGAAGAGCGTCTCGAGGGGAACCTCATCTGGGTGCTCCTTCTGGATCGCCTCGATAATCACCTGAATGATGTCAGGTGAGATACCCTGCTTCTGGTCAGCAGTGACGTCAAACGTGGCGGTGGGTTTCCAGAAAAAGAATGCAAAGAGAACCAGGATCAGGACTATCCAAATCCACGTCTCCATATACTGTACCCCGCGAAAAGAAAATACTACCTCGCGCGAAAGATTCGGTGAAAACTTTGCCCTTGGTAAATTATAGATGGCACTGCTTGTGTTCTCAGACAGATGCCACTACTGCCAGGATGTGCTCAAATATATCCAGTCCGAGCCGGCTCTTCAGCCTATTATCCGGTTTTGGAACATTACGACCCAGGGGGTCCCACATGATCGAATCAAACGCGTACCGACCCTTGTCACAAACGAGGGCAAGATGATGGTTGGGTCTGAAGTCCGCGCCTGGATCGAATCGATGGTCCCCTGTGAATTTGACTCGTTTGACGCTGTCGACTTTGCGTACAACCTCGATGGCACAGACACGAATGACTCCATATTTGACATTGAAAAATACGGGGCACAACTCCAACCCCGTATGACACCAGAACTGGAGGCGCGAATTAACGAAAACCCGTCAACTGCATATCAAAAGAGATCTGGCACTTAAAGTCGACAATAGCTTACTGGTTAACGATGCATTTGAAGACAATTCAGGCGTCAGCATTTAAAGCAATTTTTGAAGTCTTGAAAGACATCATCAATGATGTGAATGTTTACTTTTCGAAAGAAGGAGTTCGCATTCTCACGATTGATACCGCCCATGTTACGCTCGTGCACATGAATCTCGCAGCTGAAAACTTTGAAGAGTACGATTGCGACATGGATATCATTGCCGGTCTCAACATGGCAAACATGTACAAGCTCCTCAAGTCAGTCTCTGGTCAGGATACCCTCACAATCGACATCCACGGCCGTGACGTCATGGAGATTCAGATTGAGAATTCAACTAAGAAATCCGCAACTAATTTCAAACTTAAATTGCTCGACATTAACGAGGATATCCTCGAGGTACCTGACATTCCCATGAATGTGGTGACAACCATGCCCTCGATCGACTTTCAGAAGATTGCGCGCGACATGGGGAACTTGTCGAATGAAATGAGCATCATCCGCGAGGGCAACATCCTCGAGCTCAGCTGCAAGGGGGACTTTGCAGATCAGCTGACACGGATCGAGTATCCAGAGACGGTTCCAAGAACCGGAAATGTGTTTAGCCTCAAGTACATCAACATGTACACCAAGGCGACTGGAATGTGTTCGAGTGTCCAGATTCTTCAGGATTCATCGTCAGAGGATATGCCAGTCATCTTCAGGTATACAATTGCAAACCTCGGAGATCTCAAGTTTTACCTCGCACCCAAACTCGATGACAAGTAATTAAAAGTAATTAGAGATGTTAGTACATGGAGGACCGGTATAATACTCGAATGAAAGAGTGTAAATCAGAGACTGAATTGTGTGATTACCTTTTGGATTGCATGGGTGTCATCCGTGAGTACTCACAAGAGTCTACGTCCGAACCAAATGTCCAAACGAAGAGTGTTCTTGGTATAAAAGTGGCTTCTCGCAAGGGGGTTCAACGAAATGACATTTACAAGAAATATCTCGTCGAGGTTGAACATGAACACGTCGATGCACCAAAGCCTACAGATATCAACTGCAGACCATGCAGTCAATGTCACGCAGAGTTTTCATGGATGGTTGACGAAATTCATAGTGACAGAATATGCACCAAATGTGGCTACGCGGAGTATTACCTCAGTGAAGAGGTGGGGTATAAGGAGGAACAGGAGATGGAGAAGAATGTTGTGTATTCGTACAAACGCGAGAATCATTTTAATGAGTGGGTTTCACAATTTCAAGCAAAAGAATCTACCAATGTGCCTGAAGAGGTGATTGCTCTCTTGCGCAACGAGTTCAAAAAGCAAAAATTGAAAGATCTCGCAGAGATTACACACGAAAAAGTCAAAACCCTCCTCAAGAAGCTCGACAAATCAAAGTACTATGAACACGTCCCTTACATTACGACAATTCTCAACGGGGTTCAACCCCCGACGATGCCTCAAGCGCTTGAAGACAAACTCAGATTGATGTTTTATCACATTCAAAAACCATTTGAGAAACACAAGCCGCTGAACCGCAAGAACTTTCTGTCGTATGCGTACGTCTTGTACAAATTCTGCGAGCTCCTTGGTGAGGACGACTACCTGCCTTGCTTCCCCCTGCTCAAGTCGAAAGAAAAGCTCTATGCACAGGATGAAATCTGGAAGAAGATTTGCGACGAGCTAAGTTGGCAATATATCAAAACTGTGTGATATTCCCATAATGGTATAGATAGACTTGATTTTAACGGGATCTATATTTTGGATAATTGTGTACCCTGTTGCGCACACTGCAACATGATGAAAGGGTGCTATGACCCACAATCATTTCTTAGGAGGTGTAGAGCGATAGCAAACTGCTCACATGAGTTTCCAGAGGTTGCAGTAAATGATCAGTACAAGACGATGAAAAAAAGAGTTTAATTTAATTAATATACTCTACGTGAACCACTGAATCAGTCGTCGGAAAGTTGACCAGGTATCCCTCCTTACACCCCGTCAGCTCCATATATTTTTGAATTTGAATTCTAAATTGCTCAGTCATACGGGAGACTGACTTGATCTCAATCACAATCTTGTTATCTATGATGATATCGGCACGGACATTGCCCACGTTGTGACCATCATAGGTAACTGGTATGATTCGCTCCGTCTCGTAAGGGACGCCCCGCTTACGCAGAGCCACCTCCATGGCGTTATGGTATACGCTCTCAGAGTATCCCGGCCCAAGTGCAGTCCAGACAGCCTGCGTCACATCTCGAACCAAGTCAGCCATCCTAACTTACACGAACTTTGAATTTTTAAGTATCTACTTCTTGAAGAACGTGTCACGAACCCAGTCGCGATCACGGCGGTAAATGCGCGATGCGGTTGGCAGAGTCCGCTTCGTCAGGGTACCGATGGCGTGCAGACGGTGAAACACAGCCAGCACCTTCTCACGACCCACATTGATCGCCTTGGACAGTGCGCGCCGACGAGCAGTCATCGACTCGACTGGGTGGTAACCGTAACGAGTGAGCATGCCACCCTTGAGCGTGCCAATCACCTTGGGGCCCTTGCCGAGCGCACCCACATCTGGTGCTGGTCGAGACGCGACACGGGTCGTCCCTGCTTTACGCACGTACCGGTACGTCTTGCCGTCACGCTTGACAGTAATCACCTTACGGGTCCTGTGCTGGGTATATCCGGATCTCAGAATTGAACGCATTTTAATTTGAAATTGGTAGAGAAAAAATTATAATAGTCCGAAGGACTGTTCGAAGCGAAGCTTGAATTTACGCTTCGCGTTGGTTAGGTCAAGGGAACCGGAGGTCCTCCTACGGACCTAACCTGAATTTCTGACCAGTCATGAACATTCGAATCTTAGATTCACTTCCCATACCAAAATCAAACATGTCCATGTCTTGCAAATTTATATTCAAAATTGGAACGTCATAGGTGGACCTCATGTGGAGGACAGCGTACATCACCTCGAGACCATACGACTTGAGGTCCTTTATATCCTTCTTTTTGGTTGAAAATTCGAGCTGAATTGCAAGAATGTCTTCGGGTGGGTACCCTATGAAAGGCGCACACGGGAGTGTCTCTGCCGCCCCCCCATCCACGTAGTGCCAGTCGTTAAATTTTGATGCAGAAAACAAAAAAGGGACGGCGACTGACATGCAGACTGCGTCAAGGACACTCATTCGGGGGGTCTTGTCTACACTAAAGTAGTCGGTCCTTTTGAGATCTACACAAAATGCCGCCACGTGGAGTTTTATAGGACACAACTCATACAGTTCTTGAAAATTAATATCAATTTTGTTTGTAAATTTGAAACAACAATCTGAAAGGACTTTCCTGATGCGAGAGATTGGGACAAGGCCATAGTCCTTGAAGAGTGTTTTGATGTTGGGTTTCATGGATTGCTTGATGGGAGCATCCAAAGCAAAGTCAAACGTCTTTATAATGTCCCGCTTCGTGAGCAAGTAAAGGAACCCGAGGAGACTTCCAGCACTTGAGCCTGAAATCTCCTCGAGGTCGTCAAGCTTACCAGTTTCCTGGAGCTTGTAGAGTGCCCCCATAAACACAAAAAAGCCCATGGCCCCTGGTCCTATGGCAAGGTACTTCATCTATTTTTAATTTTGAATTGAAATTGAAGAAAAAAGCTCAATACCAGTCCGAAGGAGGGCCTTCGGCCCGGCGGCGATGCCGCTGTTCTTAGCGAAGCGCAGACTTTTTAATAGTACTGTGGGAAGGTGGTGCGCAGAGTGGCGAACAGCACTGCAAACACAAAGGTGTGCACTGCGACGGGCAGAGGGCCAGTCACGCCGCTACGGAAGCTGCCTGGTGGGATGGTCACCAGCATGCCTGGGCTCAATAGAACGAACAGCACAGCTGGCACCATCAGGTCCGCCTTGGTCAGGGTCACCTTGACCACGTACTTGGCAATCACAAAGTACAGCAGGCTGAGCACGACGGCGTGGATCAGAACAGACATGAAGCTCGTCTGGCCGCTCATCAGCTTCAGGGATGGGAGGGACAGTAGAATGCCTGGACTGAGCGCGGCAAACAGGAGGGCTGGGACGAGAACTTTCTGACCGGTAATGTCAATCTTCATTTACAATTATCCTATATTAATATTTGCCCACGCAGCAAAGTTCTCGACCGTAAGATTCTCCCGAATCACCTGAATGTCCTTGATCCCGTTCCACATGGCCATGACTCGCTGAGACATCGCGTTTTCCGTATATAAATCTCCGGGATTCATCACAAACTCCACAAACTGAGGAAACCCCACACGCACTTGTGTGTAATCCTCCTCGGCCAATTGCCGTATCGTCATCCATGCATCCAGAAGCTGCTCAGAATACCAATCCTGCCAATCTTCTGGATGAATAGGGTCGGGTGAATCAACTGAATCATCCGAGTCGTACGCCTGTTCGTAGTTGTAGGCGTCACGCGAGTACTCGTCGTTGATACCCATCCTGTTGAGTCCGAAGGACTTTTTCTATTCAGGTTGTCAGGTCTTTAACCCAGTCAAGTCCGAAGGACTTTCGCCTGCGGCGGCGCTCTTCTACGAAGAGCTGAGGTCCTTAAGCCCTGACACAGTCACAGTACTCTTCTCCTTGACGTCGACCGAGTCCTGGATCGCCTTGAATGCACCCTCGACGCGAACCTCATCCCCTGAGAAGTAGGTTCTGAGCCCCTTGAGGATGACATCCTTGGTGATGGAACCCTTTGACTTTTTCGTCTTGAGGTTCACCTTCACCTTGTCCCGAACATTGACCGTGTCAATTTCGAGCGTCTTCATCTGGACAGTAACAAATTCGCGAAGCTCCTTCTCGCGCTTATTCAGCACGGTGATATCTTTGCGAACTGATACGAGCTGGGCCTTGATGCCGACCCACTCGGTCATCGCCTGTTTAAAGCGTTCATCAGCCATTTATAATTCATCTGAAATTTTAAAAGCGCTTACGGCGCGGCCACCGGTTTCCCTCCCTAAAACTCGGAACCAATCTCAAACTTGGGGCGCATGGTGTCTGGGGGGATGGTGCTGAGGTTGAAGATGGACACTGGGGTGCGGGGGTTGATGGGCTCGCTGCGGAAGTCGCGATTGGCGTTGCGGAGCACACCACCGATCGTCTCGGGGTAGCCAATCTGGCTACGGGGGTCCAGGTAGTTCTGGTTGGTCAGAATCTTGTCTGGGCTGAACTGGCCGAAATCCTCGGTCTGAACCACCTCACGGGGGATCAGGCTTGCCGAGCTGACGCCGTCAGCTGCGTTGTAGTCCGGGGACATGGCGGACATGCTCAGGTCTGCGCCGCCCTGGTTCACCGTGGCATCAGCGGGTCCCATGCCCATGTTGGAGCCCTGGACGGAAGTGGTGTGTCCATAGCCGCTGGTGCGGGGGGACAGAATGAGGAAAAGGACCAGTGCCGCCAGAACTAGGATGATCAGATTCTTGCGGTCCATTTATATTAAACGGCGAATATTTTTCTGCAGCCCTAGTCGAGGTAGTCCGCTGGGTCATCCTCCTCGGCCGGGTCGTCGTCGAAAAGATATTCCTTGGCAAACTCGGGTGCCTTGGGGGCACCACGGATCCGCACCTGGAGAACACGCCAGATTGGCCCGAACGACTTTTTCAGGAACCATAGTCCTGACAGCTCTAGAACCACGTCACACTCCGTGTCCTTCTTGACATTGACCAGGTCGATTGGGCTGCGCTGACGGTCGAATGCCCGAGTCACAAACTCACCCTTGATGGTTGCCAGTGAAGCGCCAACGAGGCCGTCAGTGAGGCTCTCCTGGTACGCACCCTGGATAGTCTCGTCCGAAAGCTCCTTTCCAAACCAATCCACCTTGGACTGCTTGGCCTGAGTAAGAATGTCCTCATCCACCTTTGTGAAAAACTCAGACTGATCCTCCTGAATCTTGAGACTCAGGTTCTTGTTCGTGAGGTCGTCCTGCAGCGTGACACTGTTGAGCTGCTTGCGCTGACCACTAATCTTCAGGAAGTAACGACCGTCTGGCAGCTTCTGGGGCTTCGAGTACTCCATTCTATACTGTACATTAATTTCTTCTTTAATATCAGATGAGCGCACCCAGAGGTTGTGGTCTCGAGTATGTTATCAAAGGTTGTCAGTGTCTTTCTGATCCCATGGACCCAACCAATCCAATCTGTGCGTACGTGTCAAGAGACAATGGCCTGGTGTACCCATGTGATCCGGGGTGCTGCAAACCGAGTTGCGGCACAAAAATGGGCCACCTCCCTAGAATGGATGTCGAATTTCGTCAGACGTTCGGTGGAACCCTCCCAGCTGGGTTTAACGAGAATTTGGCAACAAGTGACCAAGGAACCACCGGCCGGGAAGCGCCATTTACTCCAGTCGCACCCCAGTCAAATACGGTCGGAGACCGATTGTCCAAACTTGGATGGGCGATTTTAGCCATCCTGATTTTTGCCGCAATAATAGGCTTAAAGATCTGAGATCCGTAAGTAGTACAATGGCAGCTACTCTGGAGACCATCACCAAGGCGATCGAAGCTCTGGCCAAGGATCAGCGTGCTCTGCGCAAGGCGGTGAATACCATCAAGCAGCACATTGAGGATCCTTCCGGTGAGAAGGCCAAGGCTCGTTCCGAGAACAATGGTTTCAAGAAGCCTCTCCAGGTTTCCCCGGAGCTGCGTGCTTTCCTGAAGCTGGAGCCGGAGGAGCGCATCTCTCGCGCGGAGGTGACCAAGAAGGTGAACAAGTACTGCGAGGAGCACGGTCTGAAGGCGGGTCAGCTGATTTCTCTGGATGACACACTGAAGGCTCTTCTACAGCCTCCTCCGGACATTCAGATTACCTTCCTGAACATCCAGAAGTACATCAATCCTCACTTTGTGAAGGAGCCCAAGGAGGAGAAGCCAAAGCCAGAGAAGCGCAAGGTGGAGGAGGCTGACGCCCCCAAGGCGGAGCGCCCCAAGGTGGCGAAGAAGCCAAAGCCTGTGGTGGCTGCGTGAATGGCTTAAAAATTAAAGTGAATGTAATTGTATGGAGTTAGTTCCTACACCCGAATTGTCTCTTCATTTCGTAAATACACTCGTAGGAACTAAAATCAAGGATATCGCGTTGTACAGGCGAGCTTTTACGCACAAGTCAGCCCTGAAAAGATACTCAGGTCTGACTGGGTCGTACGAAACTCTCGAATTCATGGGGGATTCCGTATTGGGGTTTATCATCACAAAGTACCTGTTTGATCTGTACGAGATTAAACAGGAGGGCTTTCTGACCAAGGCGCGAACGAAGATGGTCCGGGGCAAGACGCTGTGTGAGATTTCAAAGAGTCTTGGACTCGACAAAATGATTTTGATGGATGAAAAGGGGGAGCGGAATGGATGGGTCACGAATGACAACATCATGGAGGATGTGTTTGAGGCGCTCGTCGGGGCCATCTACCTCGATCTCGGCATGGTTCACGCCAAGAATTTCGTGCTCGGCGTGTTTGCCAACTTTAAAACGTCTCTCGACGATGACAACTACAAAGACCAACTGATGCGTTGGTGTCAGGTGATGAAAATGCCCCTGCCAGAATACAATGTGATGAGTCATACGAACGGTACGTTTTGCATACAGGTTGTGGTGGACGGTCTCGATTGCGGATGCGGATTTGCAACTACGAAAAAGGAGGCGGAGCAAAACGCCGCCCAAATAGTACTTAAGACGGACAGTAGATTTAAGGGTAAGGAGATCCCCGTCAATGGACCCAAAAATCGAAAAGCTCCTGAGTGCGGAGTACTTCGACCAGAGAAGCGCCGAATGGTTGGCGCTCCGGGGGACGATGCTCACAGCGAGTGACGCTGCAACTGCCATTGGATGCAACCCTTACGAGACCCCCGACGGTCTGTACGTGAAAAAGGTGGGTGGTCGGAAGTTTGGAGGGAATGCCGCCACTGAGCGCGGAACCCTTCTCGAGCCAATCGCCCGTGACATGTACGACGCCAAGTACAACAGGAAGAGCCACGAAATTGGCCTCGTTCAACACCACGAGCACCTATGGCTCGGTGGTTCACCTGACGGTGTCACCGAGTGTGGTCGTCTGATTGAAATCAAGTGTCCTCTGACGCGCAAGATTGAAGACAAGGTGCCAAAGCACTACGTTGCACAAATTCAACTCTTGATGGAGATTCTCGATTTGCCCGAATGTGATTTCATTCAGTTCAGGCCTGCTGAAGGTGACGTCAAGGAGGAGTTTGTGGTGACCAACGTGAAACGCGACTGTGAGTGGTTTGCCCATTACCTCCCCATCATGAAGACGTTTTGGGATCGAGTGATTGAAGGCCGCAAGGTGGGATTTACGTGCGAAGTCATTGATCAGGAGGGCTTAGAGCGGAAAGATCCTCTTTGTGAAGTATCAGATGACCAAGTGTCCTACGTGCAGGAGGAAACCAGGCCTGCTAAAATGCAAAGAGTGCAGTGTGATGTTTTGTAGTGGATGCATTCAGCTCGAGATTCATGCTTGTCCCGAGATGAGTGCCCGAAAGCAAGCGTTGATTTCGAATTTAGAATCAAAATTAGTCAAGGTGGTTGCACCTAAGGTTCAGAAGATTTAGCGCTTCAGAAGTGGCCGGAGTCTGGACCGAAACAGAAACAGAATAATGACTGCAATGATGATAATCCAGATAAGTTTCTCGTTACTGCCACCTTCAATTACACGCGTCATGCGTGGGCGTCCTGGTCTGTCCCACGTCACGGTACCGTCTGCATACTCAAACTTCCGCGCCGGGAACATACGCGTAGGTGCTGGCTTCACGCTGCACTCCTTGAGGTACATTGGCCCTGACATGTTGAGGCGCTGTGGGTTGAAGTGGTCCACGTCATCAGAATCAATCATCGAAGGGTACTGTGTGGGAGTCTCATCCATCTGCGTCGTGTAGCTGCCGTCCAGGTGAAGATCCTTTGGGAACCCGTCCGTATTGACACCAAAGGTGTCGGTCCAGGTGTACATATCAAATTTGTTCAAGTGGACACGATCGTCGAGATGCGCAACACTCGCCATTAATAAACACCCACATTATTTTCCTTGTAGAATTTGGTCTGGACTTTTGCCCTGTGCAATTCCCACATTTGGTCCATGTCAATGTTCAACATGTGTGCCAACTGAAACAGGTAACTAAATACGTCACCCATCTCCATCACGACATCTGTTCCCCTGTCCTTCTTCAGGCCCGTCTTGCGGTAAATCCGATGGGCCTGACGAATACTTGACGCAAGCTCCCCCATTTCTTCATTGAGGAGCATCCATACTATACTTACGGGAGCCTTGTCCCATCCCTTCTGTTTGCAAAGTCGAGCGGTTTCATCACGAAACTGATTCATCTTGTGAGTTTAGGCACTGGTTCTTTTAAGCAGTGTTTAATTTACGTAGTTGTGTCTGAAACCTGAATACAACTACAAGAGACGCGACGAGAAGCAAAAACTCGGAAAAGAGCTTCCAGTTTTCCACCGTGCGAGTGTCACCGGTGCGCTTCATTGCCCATGGTTCAACGAACGAGCTGCTAACGAGCCGGATCAGCCTATCCAATGCAAAAAAGATTAGAAAACCCACCAGAATGTCGTCGAGGGCTCTCATCTATTAATTAAAACCAATTTTAAAATACCAGTCCGAAGGACTGAACCTTCGGTTCTCCTAAAATCCAATTGGTGGACGAGAACCCAGTTTGTTGCCGTAGGTTGACGTGCTCACTGGAGCCTGAAGAGGAACTGGGTTGGATGAGATGTCACGCATGAAGAGCAGCTGCTGAAGCATACCAGTGCTGACTGTACCGGTCGCCTCCTCGATCACCGCGTCATTCATGCGCCCCACCTGACCACGAACATCGACGTACGGGTCAGTCATCAGGTTGACATAGACGCGCTTCATGAGGGCCTGGAGGTCCGCGTCGCTCTGCTTGTCGATCGTGTACCCCGTCCTTTGGTTGATGGCACGAATGATTCCTTGATGAATCGTCTCACGGTTAAACTCGGAGAAAAATGCGTCACTGAGCGGATTGTTCCACTGACGTGTAGCCATGTTGTAATAACTGGATAAAAAAAACAAGGCTCTACTTCACAATGAAGGTCGTCAAGCGGAATGGTGAGCCAGAGGAGATGCTCTTTGACAAGGTGACGAAGCGGATTTCAAAATTGATTAATGGTCTCAGTGTTCAGCCTGACAAGGTGGCTCAGAAGGTTTTCACAAGCATGTACGATGGAATCTCCACGGCTGAAATTGATAACCTCACGTCCGAGGTGGCGATCGGTATGATTACGGAGGATCCCGACTATGAGACGCTGGCGATGCGCGTCACTGTTTCAAACATGCAGAAGACCTGCCCCAAGTGTTTCTCGGATGCAATGCTCGCCCTTCACTCCAAGGGTGTTGTGAGCGATTACTTCATGAAGTGCCTGAGTCTCGAGATGGACTCGTGGATCGATCACTCCCGTGACTTTCTCTTTGGATATTTCGGTATCAAGACGCTCCAGAAGGGGTATCTCAACCATGGTGAGACGCCTCAGTATCTTTTCATGCGCGTCGCCTTGGGTATCCACGGTGACGACTACACGCGTGTCCGTGAGACGTACGACTTAATGAGCCAAAAGTACTTTACGCACGCCACGCCAACCCTGTTCAACGCTGGTACGAATCACCCTCAGATGTCGAGCTGCTTCCTGGTGGCGATGAAGGATGACTCGATCGACGGCATCTACGAGACGCTCAAGGAGTGTGCCCACATCTCCAAGTGGTCGGGTGGTATCGGTATCCACTGCTCGAACGTCCGTGCGAACGGCACACCAATCAAGGGGACGAACGGCGTCGCCGATGGAATCGTGCCTATGCTCCGCGTCTTCAACAACACGGCCCGGTACGTCAACCAGGGTGGTGGGAAGCGCAAGGGGTCGTTCGCCATCTACCTCGAGCCGTGGCACGCCGACATTATGGAGTTTCTCGAGCTGCGTCTGAATCAGGGTGACGAAGAGATGCGCTGCCGTGACCTGTTTACAGCTCTGTGGATTCCGGACCTCTTCATGCAAAAGGTGGAGAAGGACGAGGAGTGGTACCTGATGTGCCCGAACGAGTGCCCCGGCCTCCAGGGTGTCTACGGTGAGGAGTTTAACGAGATGTATCGGACGTACGCAGTTCAGGGCCGCTACAAGAAGAAGGTCAAGGCGCGTGAGGTATGGGATGCAATCCTCAAGAGCCAGGTGGAGACGGGAACGCCGTACATGTGCTACAAGGATTCGGTCAACGAGAAGAGCAACCAGAAGAACATCGGCGTCATCAAATCGAGCAACTTATGTGTAGCACCCGAGACGATGATTCTCACCAAAAATGGATACCAAAAAATATCAGATCTTGTCGGGCAAGTAGTGGACGTATGGAACGGTGAAGAGTGGTCCGCCGTCACCATCTCGAATACGAGTAACAAGAGTCGTTTGGTTCGGGTCAATTTCAGTGACGGCACTTTCCTCGAGTGCACCGAATATCACAAGTTTCATCTTCAGATCGGATATGGTTCAACGACGGAAATCAAGCCAACCACGAATCTTGTTCCAGGTGACCGCCTGATCAAATGGACTCCCCCAAATCCAGTTGAATTCACGGATCCAGAAGATTTCAGTTATCCGTATACTCACGGGTTTTTCTGTGGGGACGGCACATACCACTCGACGTACTCCGGATTCAAAACGATTCCAGCAGTCTCACTGTACGGTGAAAAGAAGAAACTCGTAGAGCACTTGGAGGTTCGAACGATGTCGGGTGAAGAAGATGCATCTGGTCGTCTGAACGTTCAGCTTCCCTACGACCTCCCCAACAAATTCAAAGTTCCGCTACGGGGCACGGTGAAAACCCGGCTCGACTGGTTCGCCGGGCTCTGTGATGCAGACGGTCACACGCAGGGGTGCCCTGGAAATCCTAGTCAGAAAAGCATCTCGGTTGGATCGATTCATATGAACTTCCTTCGGGACATCCAGCTCATGCTTCATACACTCGGAGTGAGCTCGGTAATTGGTCTCTTACATGAGGCGGGTGAGAGGGAACTTCCGGACGGCAAGGGTGGTAAGAAGATGTTTGAGACGCAAACGTGTTGGCGTCTCGTTGTATCTGCACTTGGCGTGGAGACTCTCATCAATGCGGGTTTCGTGACGCACCGCCTAGATCTCAGCGATTTTACACCAGTCACACGGGATGTTCGACAGTATGTTCGGGTCGTTTCAGTTGAAGATAATGGGCGCATGGATGCAACTTATTGCTTCAATGAGCCGAAGCGTCACATGGGCATCTTCAACGGAGTGATTACCGGAAACTGCACTGAAATCGTCGAGGTTTCCGAGGCGGACGAGACGGCTGTATGCAATTTGGCATCTCTGTGCCTGCCGACGTTTCTGAAGTCCTTGAATCCTAATGGTGGCCATCCATTCTTATTTGACTTTGACAAGCTTCACGAAGTGACGCGTGTTGTGACTCGGAACCTGAACCGGGTCATCGACAAGAATTACTACCCGACTGAAGCGGCGCGCAAGTCCAACCTCCGGCACCGGCCCATCGCCATCGGTGTACAGGGCTTGGCCGACATCTTCATGATGCTCGGATTGCCCTTCGACTCGGAACCTGCTCGAGAAATTAACCAGGACATCTTCAGTCGCATCTACTTTGCAGCGCTCGAGGAGTCGTGTCATCTGGCTATGAGCGAGGGGACCTACGAGACGTTCCGTGATTCGCCAGCTGACAAGGGACTTCTCCAGTTCGATCTATGGGGCAAGTCTGACCCCATGTTTGACAAGTTGAAGCATGACATTCACTTGTGGGGCCTACGCAACTCCCTGCTCGTGGCGCCAATGCCAACCGCGTCGACGGCTCAGATCATGGGCAACAACGAGGCGTTCGAGCCGTACACGACCAACATCTACCTCCGCCGAACCCTAGCAGGTGAGTTTGTCATGATCAACAAGCACCTCGTCAAGGACCTGCAGAAGATCAACAAGTGGAACCCGCAGATCAAGACGGATATTGTGCGGAACGGGGGGTCCGTCCAGAATCTGGAGATTCCTCTGCGTCTCAAGGAGATTTACCGGACGGTGTGGGAGATTCCACAGAAGAGTCTGATTGACATGAGTGCTGATCGTGGTGCGTACATCGACCAGTCCCAGTCTCTGAACATCTTCATGGAGAATCCTTCACTGGCCAAGTTGAGCTCGATGCACTTTTACGGGTGGAAGAAGGGACTCAAGACGGGTATGTACTATCTGCGGACCCGCGCCAAGGCCAAGGCGCAACAGGTGACTGTGCCCGTGGAGAGCGCCGAGGCGCTAGCGTGCCGGCGTGACAATCCCGAGGGGTGTCTGATGTGTTCGGGGTAGAATAATGTTGACAATTACTAAATGATACATCACCCCTTTGTTCTGAACGCAATGAATATCGGGTCCCTTCGTGCTTTGCTATTGATGACACGCAATCGCGAAATTCAGGCGCGTATTTTAGATGCAATCTACAAAAAGCAGCAGTACAACAAGGTTCACCGCGCCCCAAAGAAAGCGAAGCGCCCACGCAACAACAACCGCGGCAACACTCGCCGCGCTCTCGCCTTTTAAAGATTCAGTCACCCTGTAATCTATGGAGTGTCCGGTGTGTTTAGAAAACATCAAGATCAAGGGCCGTCGGCCAAGCCTCACGGCGTCATGTCAACAGTGCGACAATAATTTCCATATTGAATGTCTTTTCGAATCTGCGACAGATAAGTGTCCTATGTGCCGATGTGAATGGCCGGTGGCTCTCACGGACCCCGCCACAGAATTTGTATGGTCGTGTGAGAAATGTGGCAAAGAGTTTCTGACCAAGTACAAGTGTGATTACCATGAAGAAAATTGTGGCAAATCGCTCTTCCAAAGGATTTTTAAATAAAAGACTGGACTCCTGGTGAGGAAGAATGACATTGTACCGTGGCCCAGAGGCTGAAAAAGCGATGATTGCTGGGATGTTGGTCGTGTACGAGTACAGGGACTTGGTGATGGATATGATGGCAACGTTCTTAGGATACATGTCTTGGCGCCAGTACAAAGATTTTAACAGTCAAGAGATTAATACGTGGAACAATCTCCAATTAAAATATGAAATTCTGTACTACATCTGGAGGACCGGTCTAGATTTGAAAAAGAAGGACAAGCTTGTTCACCACCTGATGTGTCTAGGCTACCTGTATTTTGGGTGGCCATTCAAGACTGCTCTGTCGACTGCATTCTACTTTGCAAGTATATCCAACTGCTTTTTGGCCATCACGCAGAAACACCCCAACAACGTGACGAAGATTTCGTTTGCCATGTCATTCGTTGTATATCGGATCATTTACGGTACATGGATCATGAAGGGCGTCGCAAAACTTCCGGTAAAAGGGTCCGAGACCCTGATCATACCCATGACAGGAACAGTTTACGCATTACAGTGGATGTGGTTGCGAAAGATAGCGCTTAAAGCTTCAAAAGCTTTGTACTCCAATGGAGGTGGTGTCGTCAAGTAATGCCAGATTTTTACTATATAGTTCACTCACCATCCTTACAAGCTGTGCGGGTGCATTGTATTATGGTCTCTATGATTGTTTGGTGACATCAAGTGCCACATTAGTTTGTTCGCTAAATTATTGGAGACGACCCGTGTATGGGTGGCGCCGAAATCTCGACATTGCCAATATCATCTCATGCACACTATATCACTCTTGGCGCGCACTCGAGACGACCAATATCTACTTTTTTGTATTCGCGTCAACTGGCGTGGGATGTTACATTCTTTCGCTAAAGTTATACAATGGTGCGGCTATGTTTCGCGTGTTGAGCAAGTACGCACATTCCGGAATGCATATATGCGGAAACATAGCCAATGCGTTCCTGTACCGAGATTTGTACAAACCCGAAAGTGAGACGACAGCTGCATGTGAGATTGCGACGGTAACCCTGCTTGTACTTGCAGTCGTGGATGTTATGTTGATAGGGGGGTGGCCCCCAAAGTGGTGGCCTACCTTGGATGACTCTAATTAAACCTTGGATGACTCTAATTAATATGAAGATTTGTGCAATTTCATCACTGTCCTTTTTAGGAGCAGCAATTGCAAGTCGTCAACCCCCTCTGTACATCTTATGGGTGGTATCGACACTAAATCACATGGGTCACAAGTGGTTGTTCGTCATTGACGAACCTCTCGCGCATACGATTTGCATATGGAGTATGCTGAAAACGCGACACAATTTGGTAGTGTACTGGATGAGCTGTGCGTGGACGATCGGCGTATACAAAGTGTTTGGTTTGAGTCATTTACCACCGCCTCGTGGAGACTATTGGCACGCGACAACTCACGTCATGTCGTCGGCGGGGATGGTGGCTGCGCGCCTCGAGCCGGTGAACTGGTTTCAATTTCTAAGCTTGTTTGGGGTTGTATTCGTCGGCTTAAAGTTGAACAGGAGTAATTCAGTATGAAACTCCGACTCGTCGAACGGCGAAACAACAAGGTGGACAAACTCATCCGTCAGAACTTTGGTCCTCATGAAGATATCTGGAATCCTAGACATTTTGACGAGCTATTTAGTCTGACGGAGAACGATTCGACCGATCCACTTGCGGTGTGCACGCTGCAATGGACCAAGGACTATTGGATCTTGGGTGATCTCTGTGTTGCGACGCGAGGATGTGGTCACGGGGCGGAGATTGTTCGCCGAGTTATGCAGATTGTCAAGAAACCGGTGTGGGTCGACACGAATGAATTTGCATCGACAATCTTCGAGCATGACCCGAGATTCAAGGAGACGACAGAGGGGCCGTGGGAGCCAACTGGCCGTGCATTCATTACAATTTAATAAATGCTTCCGTATTTAGTAAATTCGACGACACGAGTTTTGTCTTGTTGTTAAATACGAGTGCACCAAAGAACTCTGACCCTCTAGGATACTTGAAATATCCCTCGATGTACATTTTGGTGATTTTACCGGTAGGACGAAAGATCACCTTGGTCAATCTCCTTGTCGATTTAGGCCAAGTGTCCATATACCCCCTCTCGTAAAGTACAGTCGGTTTAGATTTAGAAATATCAGTCGTCTTGGCAGGGTGAAAACCATGTAGTGTCGTAGATGTGTATGGCATCCATCGTTTTACACCCTGTGCGGTTTTCTTGACGACAAACCGACTTTTATCTAGTCCTCGCATGATGTCACCTTCATTGAAAAGAGTCGCAGACTCTTTCGCGACATTATATGTACTGATAAAAAAATTACATCTTAAATTCATATGGAAAATATATTTCAAAAAGTAGGTCAACATTTCGATCTTGATTTAAGAATAAAATTGAGTCTTACTCCAAGAAGATTACCTTCTGAAATTATTTCGAATTTAGAAACAAAATTCCCAAGACCAACACTGGTATACCTACCATCTACAAAAACACTTTTCAATTTTAATCTAAAATCCGTGAGAATTCTTAGACCACTTACTCTTGACTACCTGGATGACGAAGACTTGTCTATGTTTAATATTTCATGTGAAAATTGGTCATATGAAATCATAGGTGAAGATGGGTCGGTATATATCGAACCTATGGATACTCCATGGTGTACCGAATTAAAGATTAAAATTGTTAATTCCCGAGATGAAAGTGAAGATTCCGGGAGCTCTTCGTGAGCAGGTCTGGCTCGCCTTTTGTGGTGACAAGTGGTTCAAGCACAAGTGTCTCGTGGTGTGGTGCGAAAACATCATGACCCCCTTTAATTTCGAGGTGGGTCACAATGTCCCCGAAAGCAAAGGCGGTGCAACTGACATCTCCAATCTCCGACCAATATGTGGAAAATGTAACAAGTCGATGGGGCATGAGTACACGATTGACCAGTTTTCCAAGTTGTCAAAACCGAACACTCACTTGTGGGAGTGTTTTCGGTTTACAGAGGTAGATAAAAGTTTGCCAATTCTAAAAGAGAATGCCACTCTGGACAGACATCGACCTTTCGCTCATAGAGGTGAAGCCCTCCGGAAATACTCGCACTAAAACCGTGTACTCATCCGGCCCCCTCAGGTTTCAGATTCCACGTGGATACCTCAAGTATGGCATGTCACAGTACAAGACTCTTTCAGTTTCAAATTTAGATCCAAAATTCAATGAGTGGTTTGAGAAGATTGAGAAGATGGCGAGTCGCAACGCGGAACCATTCAAGTCTGCACTGTCCGAGTACGGTCTTCGCGTCAAAGTGGATGATTCGACGCTGATATTTAACAGTGAGGGTGTATTTGCACCAGACGAGCATGTCGAGGGCTATCTTAGAGACCTGGACATATCGTGCATTGTGGATATCGAGGGGGCGTACCTTTGGAAGGGGGTGTGGGGTCTGTCATGTCGGGCGCACCAGATTAAGTTTTACGCACCTGTTGCGAAGATTCCACAGCTTGAGCTGGAGGCGGATGCACCTGGGCCGCTACTGAAGGGATGTTCGTTTATCGAGTAGGCTTCCACCGGATGATGCGGTAGCCTACGTTCTTGAAAGCAAAGGCGGCGCCTTCTAGATATTGCTTCTTGGGAGTCTTGCCATTTTTACTAGGAGTAACAATAAAAACTCCATTCGAATCTATAAATATACGTCTGAGTCCCCTGTTGAGAAAGGGGGTCGTTTTCGGTTTGTTGTTCGTCTTTTTCTTCTCCTTGTTCCTGTTTCCGAAACCGCCAAGAAGCGCGAGCCTCATGATTTTATTAAGCTCGGAGTTTCCCATTAATACATGCCAAGAAAAAGTTCAGTCCTCTGGAGGCTTACTTGCCGTAAATCTCGTGAGCCTTGCGCAGAAGTGGCCCCTGAACGAGCGCAAAGCCCTTGATCTTCAGCTCCTTCTTCGCCTTGGCCACGGCCACGATCCATGGGTTCTTCTTCTCGGACTTGGCCTTGTCCTTGCTGACAATCTCACCAGTCTTGCGGCTCTTTTTCAGGTCCTTCTTCACGAGGCCACCTGCGGTGTGGTGAGCGTTACCGTGCATAACCTGGGCGCGGGAGCCGACAGCCTGGGTATGGGTCATTTTGAGATATACGGAGATTAAAAATTCTACCAGTCCGGAGGACTGTATTACGCTTCGCTCCTTCGGAGCTGGACTTAGATTACACGCGCTGTTATTTTTTCGAGCGGTACATTGTCCTTGAGGCGCAGCTCCCTCGGCACCTTGGACGGCCAGCAATACCCCCACTTGGCATACTCCCCGACGTCAAACTTGTAGTGTGAACTGAGTTTGCGGTTCAGTGCCGCTTGGTGAGACTTGTGAATTGGATCCCAACCCCACCACCAAGGAAACCGAGGTGTCTTGCAGTGGGGGAGAAATTTCATGGTGTTGTTGTAGCCTCGATCAATCCATTCCTGAATCATGGTGTTGTGGTAAAATGCAAGTGCACACTGGTGTCCTTCCCACGCCTTGGCAGCCGGGTGGTTCTTCCAACCCTTCGTCTGCCCAGTGATCGCCTTCCAAATCTGAAAAGCCTCGACACGCTGTTTTCCTAGGCGACGCCAATCCAAAAGTCGGGCACACTCCTTGACACATGTCGAAGGTACGAAGGTGTTTACCATTTTTATTTTAATTTCAATTCTAAATTAAAAGTCGAGAACAAAACTAAAATTACTTTGCAGGGTAAGATACCTTTGGCATAGTTTCAAGTTTTTGTGTGAAAACATTCATACCCTGGCAGAAATCCTTGTTCAGTGGAGATTCCGTGTAAGTGGGATTCAAAGGGTACGACTTGGCACACGTCTTTGTACACATCCAATCTCCGCACCTTGGAGACGGCCCCGTGTCGCCTTGTTCACACTTGAGAGCACCGGGTCCCTTCTTGGTCGCTTCGTCATTCTTTGCGTTACACTTGTTCACACCTCGAACGATAAGGTAAATGATGAGTGCAATTACGACAGTTACACCAATTGCAATAGCCCACCCCATAAGAGACGACCCTGGTTTCGGGGCGTTGACGTTGACTTTGGGTGCGGGAGCGGGAGTATTGCTCATTTATTTACACACGGAAAATCTTCTTGAGCGCGTGAATCGTCACCTTTGCGTTTGCAGCGGGCAGCTGCGCCAGAACCCTCGAGTCGTTCAGCACCTCGGCGCACACCTTGGTCTTGGTCTCTTGGATCCCCAGGATACTCTCCTCCACACTGGGGAGGGCGGGTCGCACCCGCCCGTCGGGACCAAATGTCCCTTCCTCCTCTCCAGTGTAGATGAGCTTGCGAACCGTCACCTTTTGGGTCTGGCCCGTGCGGTGAGCGCGTGCAATCGCCTGCAGCTCAGTCGCGGGGTTCCATGCAGGACTGGTGATGTAGACGCGGGTCGCCTGCTGCAAATTCAGGCCCACACCACCAGACTTGATTTGGATGAGGAAGACTGGCTGGTGCCCATACGTGTGCGCCTTGAATGCCTCGATGCGAATCTCGCGTTGCTCCTTGTCCACCCCCCCGTCTATCCGGAAGGTGGGAATTTTCGCGGCGTGCAGAAGCTCCTGGATCCGGTCCATCTCACCAATAAACTGACAGAATACTAGCGCCTTCTCCTTCGGGTGCGTCTGGATCATCTCCATGAGCGCATCCATTTTGCGGGAGCGGCCACACCAGGTCTCCGGCTCAGTCTCCTGTTTCTTGGCCACTCCATCCAGGTACATCTGAGGCCATGCCATCACCTGGCGCACGCGCAGAAGCGCCTCGAGCAGCTGCATCTGATACATGTGCTGATTGCTAGACGCCGCCACACTCCTGACCACTTCGCGCCCATTCTCGAATGCACGGGCGTAGAGCTCTCGCTCCTCGGGGTGCATCTCGAGGTCCACATTTTGAAAGTCGCACGGCGGCAGCTCCAGACGCTTGTTGAACTCGCACACATCCTGCTTCGTGCGGCGCAGCACGTACTTGCTGCGAATCTCATCCGTAAAGCCCTGAATTTCCAGGCGGGTAAAGCCCAGGAAAGCACCCATCGCCACAAAATCCTTCATAGAGTTGAAGATGGGAGTACCGGAGAGGCACCACCGGATGCGCGCCTTCAGGCTCACGCAAGCCTTGTGGACACCGCTCGCGCGGTTGCGAATTTCGTGCGCCTCATCCAGAACCACACGATCCCAGTTGACGCCGAGAAGAGGGCTTGCCGGCTTGCCCTTGCGCTGGACAAGTACAGAGTAGGGTGCCACCACGACCCAGGGCTCCTGCGTAAAGACTGGCAGCTCGCGCTTGGGGCCGTCGTACACGTGAACGTTGAAGGTGGGCACGAAGCGGCGAATCTCCTGGCGCCACTGGGACACGACCGACTTGGGTGCAATCACCAGAGTCTTTTGGCGCTGGTTGATGCACATGGCTGCCAGAATTTGAACAGTCTTACCGAGCCCCATCTCGTCGCACAAGAAACCACCCGCGTGGTCACCCGTCTCGCGCTCGGCCAACCAGCGAACGCCGACGTGTTGGTAAGGGGCAATCAGGCGAGTTCGAAGCATTTTTTTTGGATACCTAATTGAGTAAAATTTGGGTGGTAGTCGAGAACAGAACCAAATTTTTTCTCAGCCTGAATTAGGGAGATGGCCGCTAACACAGGTCTCTATAATTCTATAAAAACAGTTACTGGCGCGAGAGTGAGTGCAACATCTGCTGCCCTTAAGCTGCATGTGAATGCAGATCCTAGAGCAACTACACTTCTTGGAAGAATCCAAGTGTTGGCTGAATTAGTAGATGGTAACATTGTCGTTCTCGATGGGTCTGGTGCCGAGATGGCAAATTTGTCGAATCGTCAGAATGGGCGTACGAGGATTTATTATTTGACATATAATGGAACCGTGTTCACTCCTGGAAAAAAGCCCGGACCTTCACCTAGCGCGCGCCGAGCTGCATCACTTGCAGCTGCTATCGCCGAAGGTTTTCCTAAGAATTTGGACAAAAAGAAAGGACCTTCACCTAGCGCGCGCCGAGCTGCATCACTTGCAGCTGCTATCGCCGAAGGTTTTCCTAAGAATTTGGACAAAAAGAAAGGACCGAGTCCGGGGTGGAAAGCTGCCGGTACGCTCACGTGGCTCGGCCAATCCACCGGGGTTCCTCTTTACCAGAAGGAAAATGGCACCACCACGCAGAAGTACGTTCGTATCAAGGGTACTGATGACCATATCTACACGTACAAGGGATGGAAGATTGTCGGTGATGATCTCGTATGGACCGGTGGTAAGATTCATGTAAAGTCGGACAAGATTGCACGCGCAATTGCAGAGGCGGCAATTCGTACACCTGCCGTCGCCGGTGCGGTGACAATGCCCGCGAGTCGTGCTAGTTTCTTTGCTCGCCTGTTTTCCAGAGGCGCATCTCCTTCAGCCGTTCGGTCCGTGCGTTCAAATGCTCGCGTCGCCAATGCAATTCGGAATGCACTCACAGCCTCTGGCGCAGCCTCTGGCGCAGCCTCTGGCGCAGCCTCTGGCGCAGCCTCTGGCGCAGCCTCTGGCGCAGTCCCCGTTCGTAAGTTGTCCTCGATCGCCAATGCACTTCGGAATGCATTCAAGGGCAGACGTACAACTCCTGGCAGCGAAAAACCACCGGTGACACCTGGCAGCGAAAAACCACCGGTGACACCTGGTGGCAACCCGGGTGGAGGTCCGCCAAGTGGAAAGACCGCCGCAAATTACATTAAGACCAAGGCCAACGGAACTCTGGATTTGGATACCATTTTCGCTGATTTTTACAATCAAAAACACGCCTCATATCTTTACTCGAATAAGGATGTAGTTACGTTCTACAATGGTCTACTCGATTACATTGTCAAGAGTGAAAAGAACAAGAACAAATCTGTCGAACTCATCGGGAAAGTGATCATGAGATTGAAAGATCATCTAAAATCAATTTCTAATTTGAAAAATAACAACGTAGTAAATCGCTTGACTTATTACTTCACGAACCTCACAGACGAAGAAGCTAAAAAGATTGCGAAAGCGTATGTCGATCAGCACCGCCAGGGGTCTACACCGGTAGCAAAGACGACACTTTCATTCCCATCACTATTCGTTGGCCGTGGAAACAATATTGGCAACGCCATCAATTACTCGAATCGGCAGGAGCGCGAGTACTTCAACCGAGGGAGAGGGTTCGGTAGCCCCTCCCCTTTATCCAACACCCGTCGGGCTCCATCTTTTACGGGTGCAGCTCTCACGTCCCCGGCAGGACCCACATTTTCTTCTCTCCCCATCGAGCAGAAGGCGGCGATAGCGGCTCAAGCGACCAAGAATCTCACGCCGAACCAAAAGCGAGTTGTGAATACGGCGGGTGGCGCACAGCTCGTTGCAAATATCGTCGCCAAGGCGGGTGGCGCAAACAAGGTGAAACAGGCTGCGGTGGCTCTTCAGACGTACTCCAAGAACAACGCAGTTCGGATGGGTCTGACGACCAATATCGCAGCAAATGCAGTGAACAAGCTGGGTGGCCCCATGAATGCAGTGACTGCAGCTGCAATCACAAACAAGATTGTTGCGGCGATGAACCAAAAGGTGATTGCCAACCGGGCGGCGGTGAAGCGACGCAAGGCCAAGCCAAAGGCCAAGCCAAAGGCCAAGCCAAAGGCCAAGCCAAAGGCCAAGGCAGCACCAGAGTCTCCCCCGATCCGAGCTCGTCTCTTGAAGGCGATGGTGAAGAAGTTTACCAAGAATGAGCTGGTGAGAATTGCGGGTGAGAATGCGCTCGGAAGCAAGAATAACAAGACGAAGAATTCGCTCGTGAAGAATTTCACCAAGTTTATGAGACGTCAGCCCAAGAAAAAGGCGGGCCCCGTTTTTCAAGGAAAAAAGGGTTCTGTTCCCGAGTACAGTAAGAAAAAGACTAAGAAGTAAATCAAAAAATGGACGCCACTTCGCGTTACATCCGAGAACTTGCCAAATCGAGAACAAGTCTTTTGGAGCGGTCCGACAGTTTGTACCCCGAGCCATCATGGGTTCGGATAACCACCATCACAATGACTTCTAAGATTGGCAGTGACATCGACATACCGACTTTCAAAGCCAATCTTAAGAAACGCGGTGGGATGATTCGAATTCGCAACAAGCACTCGAGCTTTTCGGGGTTTGAGTGGAAAATGAAGGATACGTCATTTTACAACCAGGTGACGATCAACTACAAAGATCACTACTCGACCAAGAGTGTCAAGCTTTTCCCGAACGGCAGCGTGCAGGTGGCGGGGTGTTCAAACCTGGTTGACTGTGAGCGCGTCGCGAATCAGATTAGCTACGTCATCAAGACGGTCCTCGAGCTCGAAAACCTGCCAGTTCTCGCACAGCCCACCATTCAGATGATCAACACGAACTTTTCGCTCAACTGCTCGGTCAACCTGAAAAAGGTGATTGCCAAATTCGAGACGAGCAAGGATTTTGACGTGACGTTCGACCCGGACAAGTACAGTGCGGTCAAGATTAAGTTTGAGCCGCAGCCAGGCATGAAGCGAGTCACTGCGAGCATTTTTAGCACGGGCAAGGTGATTGTGACGGGTGCAAGGACACTTGACGAGATTGTGGGGGCGTACGACACAATCAACCGGATGATTACGGTGAATGAGCGGGTGGCGGTGTCAGAGAAGAAGGAGAGCTTCGACGTCTTTATGGGGGTGAAGTTTGAAGATTGGAAAAATAATCTGGCGTAATATAAATGTCTCAGCGCATTGGCATGGCCGATGGTCGCTGCATCACCGACTTTGTCGGCAGTCGCATCCAGTTTGACTACCTCAAGGCGAAGCAGGGTATCGCCATGGAGGACAATAACAAGTTCCGCATGGTTCTCCAGGAGAAGGGTGAGGAGGTGGTTGGTCTGCCCATCTGCAACGCTGCGTGCCGCGGCCCGTGTGAGGGCAAGGTGCTGTATTCTCCACTGGCAGCGGATCAGTGAGTTTACTGCCAGACCGAAGGACTGTTTTTAGCGAAGCTTGAAGTCCGCTTCGCTGAAGCACAGACTGGTATTTACTTAAACAATACCGTCTTTTAATAAACAGAAAATGATAGTAATCGATGGGAATATCGGTTCAGGCAAAACAACTCAACTTGATTTGCTTGAAAAGAAGGGATTTAAAGTGAGGCGGGAACCAATCGATCAATGGCCACTCGAAGAGTTTTACAAAGACCCCGCCAGGTGGGCATTCTTTTTTCACATGACCTTGCTCAAGACTCAGAATAAGCCAGGACGAGGCGTGATTTACGAGCGGTCTCTCTTCAGTTCAAGGTATGTATTTTGGCCCGTCTTACTGAAAAAGGGGGTGGTTACCCAGAAGGAAGAGGACTTGTACGAGTATTTCTGGAATCGCTTCAGCTGGAAGCCAAGTCTCTTAATCTACCTGTCCAAAGATCCAGAGCTGGCTTTCAAGCACATCCAGACGCGAGGTCAGGCGGGCGACACGGGGGTGACTCTCGAATACCTCCATGAGCTGGACAAAGAGTACAAAAATCTCGTCATGAAGATTCCGTGTCGGGTACGAGTGGTGAATGCCAACAGGGAGCCCGAAAAAATCCATGCCGAAATTTGTCAGATCCTATCAGAGAATGAATCATTGCTCTTCAGTTACTCTTGCGGGGAAGAAATGCAAGAGGCCAGCAATCCAGGACGGGAAGTGCAGTGCACACCTTTCCAACACATGTGCCGTCTGTCTTGAGGAGACGAAACGTAACGACAAGAAACTCAAGTGTAAGCACGTCTTTCATTCCAAGTGCATCATCAAGTGGTTCGAGGAATCAATCGAGTGTCCGACGTGTCGCATGGAACAGGACGACGACCCGATGGTGGTATTTCGTCGTAACATCGAGGAGAATATGCGTCTCAAGTACCGTGACGCAATCAGGTCCCTCGAGGCTGAAGTGGCCCGTGCGCGTAGGCGTTAAGTAATACTTATGTGGCGTATATACTAATGAGTCGATGTGGGGCCCAGACGGCATCAGGTGCCGAATGTAAGCACAAAGTCCACGGGACGGAAGAACGCTGCTGGCTACACCGGGGCCCTCAATGTGCAGTGTGTTTCACCCCCCTCACATCAAGAAACACTCGTTCACTCCCGTGTAATCACGAATTTCACACAAAATGTGTTGATCGTTGGAAGAGAACATGCTCACCGGGAGATCCCACCTGTCCAATGTGTCGAACCCCTTTTGATCTCCCTACGTACAGATGTAGGTTAACAATCGAACGTGTCTCTGATTCGAATGTTTCGACACACAACTTTGAAACCTCGAATATAATATCAATCGTCGAAGGTTTTGGGCTTGATTTCAGAACACTCGTATCAGATGGCCCGGGGAGATTCTTCACAGATATACACTTCGATATAGACGAGGGTGAGGACTTGCGAGAAGTTTTACGGGAACTGGGTATTTTAAATATAGAATTATAGTAAACATGGCCGTCCCCAAGCCAAAGGCCAAGACGGGTCTACGTCGTCTTGGAGTCAAGTCAAAAAAGGCTCCAGCACCAAAGACGCGTCATCACGTAAATAACGTCGCTGCGTCAAAACGTGCCGTCAACACGCGGAAAATCAAGCCACTCCCCATGTCAGGCTCTGAGCCAAAGTTTTCATGGGAGCCGTGGGGATCAGCTGGCCGGGTCCACGACAACTGCTACGACTATGCATTTGGAAGCTTTTCGAGCAAGCGTACACGGAGGAGCGTCCCAGGAAACACGTCAGGCATGGGTTCAAACGGTCTTACATTCACGACGTGCAAGGGTATCACCGAACGTATTCTGAGTGACAATCCCCGGGGCGCTGCCAAGCTGATCAACCCCGGGGCGCGGTGTCCTCCCGGCTATTACAAGGTGATGTGCTTCGTAGCTCCTCACAACGACTTTTTCAACTCGACCGGTGATTTCCATTTCCTGAAACAGGTGGGATCTGTCCGGTATCGCATCCGCCCAGGTGACACCGTGAAGGGTATCGCCGCCTTTTTCCGCGTAAAACCACATGTTATTCTGAGTGCAGCTCGAGTTTCAAAGGCACCTTTGTCACCGAACGACGGTGACGTCGTCAATTCGAATGACGAATTGTTCAGACTTGACAAACTGAACGTGACCCACAGTAACACAACCCGGCTTCGCCCAGGGAGAATCATCGAGTTTCCAGTCAATCTGTGGGGTCACAAGCAGGGCTGGGCAGGTGGTCCTCTTTTGATTGACGCTTCAGGCAAGACGATTGTCGATCCTCGAAAGGCGAACCTGAATTATCATCCAGGATTTCATTACAGCAAGTTTTGCTCCGCATGGGCAGTCCGGAAGGGGGTTGCCCGTACAGGCGCGAACGCAAATAGGTAGCTCCTTCGGAGCTGGACTTGATTTTTTTTCCCAGTATAAAGTACAATATGCAGGGCATTCTGTATTCCCGTAACCGCCAGGAGTTTCTGTACAACCTGCTTGTGTTTTTCGTTTGGGTCATCCTCATGACTTTCATCATGCGCTTCCTGTGGAACGGTGTGATGGCCAAACACATCACCATTCTGCGCCCAGTGGACACCCTGACGAACACCTTCCTGCTCTCCATCGGTATTGCTCTGTTCAAGCTGTAAACGGACAAGTCCTTCGGACTTGGACAGGTCTTTCAGACCCCGGACTCAGATCTCAGTATACCCACTCTTCACTTGACCATTCACAGTTAGTGTAGGAAATCCGTCAACAAACTCTGGACACGTTTCAGAAACACAATCGACAAATCTGTAAGG